TGTTCGTCAAGGACGCACAGTGTCTATGTCTTGGACAGGGCAACCCCGTGTCCTTGGCTTGCCAAGATCGACAACAAACTTTATCCGGCTAAATACTACTTCACTGTAGATTATACGGACTCTGAGATAGCGGATGACCCAGCGCAGCACAAGCAGTCTCATGTCATGGAGCTGTTGGATGCTGGCAAATGGACGGGGAATATCGTGGCACTTCCTAATAATCGTGTTAGGGTGACTCACCCCGCATGGTTTGAAACAGGAGAGGGTGCGCCAGACTTTAGGCCATCTCAACATATTCACTACAGCAAGTCAGACTTAGACTACACGCTGGACGTAAACAAGGTTTTTGATAATTTGTACGCAGAGGATTTAAATGAAGAAGACTAAAGGTTACATGAGAGGCGGCATGACAAAAGGCATGTCCAAAGGCGGAAAGCTTCCTATGGTTGAAAAGGGTGGAAAGCAAGTTCCTTTTTTTGCTGCTGACGGAAAAGGTAAAATGGCTAATGGTGGGGCAGTCCCTAAAACCAAAGGTTATTTTAGAGGTGGTAAGACTATGACTACCAAAGGTTCTGCTGCTGGTGGAAAAATGAGGCCAAAGGGAATGGCTGCTGGCGGAACTATCGCAAGAGGCAGCGGCGCAGCAAGACCTCAGATGTTTAGGAAAGATGGATAAATGGCTATAGATCGCCCCTTACAAACCCCAGACAGCCCTATCTATGAGCAAGTAGATGAGTCTGACTTGGAGATAGAGATTGTAAACCCAGAGTCGGTTTCTGTCGAAACTCCTGATGGCGGGGTGATTATTGACTTTGATCCAGATGATTCGGATACAGTAGCAGACCACGACTCAAACTTAGCAAACTTTATTCCTGATGAAGTTCTGAGCGAAATATCTCGTGATCTAGTTGGATCATTCAAGGCAGATAAAGAAAGCCGACATGATTGGGAGCGAGCTTATATACAAGGATTAGATCTTCTTGGTCTTAAACATGAAGACAGGACAACTCCTTGGGACGGAGCCTGCGGTGTATTTCACCCGCTGTTAACCGAGTCTGTTATACGCTTTCAATCTCAAGCAATACAAGAATTGTTTCCAGCAAGCGGCCCTGTCAAAACATCAATTGTTGGAAAAATTGATGATGAAAAAGAAAAGCAAGCCCACAGAGTTCAAGACTATTTAAATTACTTGGTCACGGAACAAATGACTGAGTACAGAACTGAAACTGAAAAGATGCTGTTTTCTCTTCCTTTAGCGGGAAGTGCGTTTCGCAAAGTTTATTATGACCAAACACTAGGAAGACCTTGCAGTATGTTTGTGCCTGCTGAAGACTTTGTAGTGAGCTATGGAGCATCTGATCTAGCTACCTGTGAAAGAGCAACACATATACTTAAAAAGAGCCAGAACGAGATTAGAAAGCTTCAGGTGGCTGGTTTTTATTCAGATGTAGAAATTTCTTCTCCGACCCCTGATGTTGATGAGATTGAAAGAAAGTACAACGAGTTAACTGGCGACTCATCTAACTATGAATATGACTCAAGACATACTCTTCTTGAGTTTCAGGTTTACTTAGATCTTCCTGGATTTGAAGAAACTGAAAATGGCGAGCCTACTGGAGTAGCTTTGCCTTATGTTGTTACTGTTGATCAGTCGTCTAGGATTGTTTTGTCGATCAGAAAGAACTGGTACAAGGATGATCCTAAAAAATTAAAGAGAGAACACTTCGTTCACTACCAGTATATGCCGGGATTAGGCTTTTATGGCTTTGGTTTGATCCACATGATAGGCGGATTGGCTAAGTCAGCCACCTCTTTACTCAGACAACTGGTTGATGCAGGCACATTATCTAATTTACCGGGCGGTTTAAAGTCCAGAGGGCTTAGAATTAAGGGTGATGACACTCCAATTATGCCCGGAGAGTTCCGTGATGTTGATGTTCCTAGCGGTGCAATAAAAGACAACATAAGTTTTTTGCCTTACAAAGAGCCAAGCTCTGTTTTATATCAATTAATGGGCGATATTGTTGAAGAGGGGCGCAGATTTGCCTCTGCTGCTGACGTAAAAGCAGCGGATATGAACGCTGAAGCACCTGTTGGCACGACTTTGGCGATACTAGAACGCTCTATGAAGGTGATGAGCGCGGTTCAGGCGCGTTTACACGCATCAATGCGGGTTGAGTTAAGGCTTTTATCTAACTTAGTAAGGGATTTTGGCCCAACAGACTACCCTTACGAGTCTGATATGGAAAAAATTACCAAAGAAGACTTTGATAATCGTGTAGATATCATTCCTGTTAGCGATCCTAACGCTGGAACTATGGCTCAGCGCATAATGCAGTACCAAGCAGCTCTTCAATTGGCAGCGCAAGCCCCAGAAATGTACGATATGCCTCTTTTGCATAGACAAATGCTAGAAATACTCAACATTCGTGATGCAGAAAAGATTGTTCCTACTGAAAAAGACATGTTCCCTGAAGATCCTGTGTCAGAAAACATGAATATCATTAACGGCGAGCCTGTTAAGGCGTTTATTTATCAGGATCACAAAGCACACATACAAACTCACATGGCATTATCTCAAGATCCCAAGGTTTTAGAGATTATGGGTAAAAGTCCTAACGCAAAAAGTGTTATGGCTGCTATGTCGGCCCATGTTCAAGAGCATTTAGCGTTTGAATACAGGCAACAGGTAGAAAAAGAGCTTGGAGTAGAGCTTCCGCCCCCAGATCAGCCGCTTCCAGAGGACATTGAGTACAGGATATCGCAATTAGTAGCCCCTGCTGCGGAACAATTGCTTGGAAAGAATCAACAAGAGCAGCAAGCTGAAAAAGCGCAGGAACAAGCGCAAGATCCTATAATTCAAATGCAACAGAAAGAGCTTCAAATAAAAGAACAGGAGTCTCAGTCGAAAGCCCAGCTTGAAATGGCTAAGATTCAATTAGATTTACAAAAATCTGCGGATAAATCCTCTTTGGAAAGAGAAAAACTAGACCAACAAAGAGATATTGAAACAGCTAGGCTTGGCGTTAGGATTTCTGAAAGCAATCAGCGCGAAGAACTGGAAAGCAGACGAATTACTTCAAAAGAATCTATTGATGGAGCAAAGATAGGCGTTGAAATAGCAAAGGATATTTTAGGTGAGTGACGCTGTACCCAATAATGTCTTTGAATTCTTAAGAAAAAGAATAAGAGAAGAAATGAACGAGATAAGCGATCATATTAGTGGTGGTGCTTGCTCTGATTTTAGTGAATACTCTAAATGCTGCGGGGTAATACAAGGACTCGCAGTAGCAGAACGTGAATTGCTTGATCTTAAACAGAAGATGGAGCAAGCGTAACCGCTGCATAAGCAGTGCAGGCTAACTCTGGAGGCCTATATATCCAGTGCAACGACTCTGAGCGTTATACTCAGTGCAAGGTAAATATTGATGAGTGAATCTTTAAACCTAGTCGAGGATAGTTTATCTGAAGAAGATGAATCATCCCGCAAAGCAAAGCTTTTACCCGATCCCAAAGGGTACAAAATTCTTATTGCATTGCCAGAACCTGACGAGATGACGGCAGGCGGAATACTAAAAGCCGCTGAAACAATGCAACTTGAAGAGGTAGGATCTATCTGTGGCCTAGTGATAAAACTAGGCCCAGATGCCTATTCTGATGAAAATCGATTTCCTTCAGGGCCGTTCTGCGAGGAAGGTGATTTTGTCTTAATGCGTTCTTACACGGGAACAAGATTTAAGGTTCAAGGAAAAGAATTTCGTTTAATCAATGACGATAGCGTAGAAGCTGTTGTCGAAGATCCAAGGGGGATAGTTAAGGTATGAGTGAAGCGCAACAAGAAATGGAGTCCGAGTCTCCATCAAGTGCTGAAGATAAATTTTTTGGCATTAAAACTCAGATAGGCAAGAAAGAGGAGCCTGTTGAGAAATCCGCTGATTCAGACGTTGAATATGAAATTGTCGATGACCGTCCTTTAGAAGATCAAAGACCTAGCAAGTACGAAAGGCCTGAAGATGAATCTGAGGAAGAGCTAACTGGAGTTAGCGATGGCGTTAAAAAAAGAATCGATAAGTTAAGATTTGACTATCACAATGAGCGAAGAGAAAAAGAAGCAGCAATAAGAATGCGCGATGAGGCAGTCAATGTCGCACATACTTACAGCAAAAAGAATCAAGAGTACGAAGCTTTAATTGGTAGAGGCGAGGAAGTCCTTGCTGATTCTATAAAAGAAAAGGCTCAGATTGCTTTAGATAATGCTAAGGCTTCTTACAAAAAAGCTTATGAAGAAGGCGACACTGATAAAGTGGTCGATGCTCAAGAGCAGATGTTTGTTGCTCAACAAGAAATAGTTGAGGCAGACAAATATAAAAGAGACATTGGCTCTTATCAGGAAAACCAAAAGAGACAGCAGATTGCTCAGCAGGAAGCTGCACAAGCCGCGCAAACCGCGCAGCAGCAACCTCCTCAAGCAGAGCTTTCGCCAGCAGCGAAGGAATGGGCTGACCAAAATCCTTGGTTTATGGCGGATGGATACGAAGAAATGACAAGCCTAGCTTATGGAACTCATACAGCTAACATCAAACAAGGTATACCTGTTGATTCTCCAGAGTACTTTGAGCGTGTTAATTCCAGATTAAGACAGGCTTTTCCAGATTTTGATTGGCAGGGTAGCGATTATGGACGTAACGCAACTTCGACTGCCAGTCCACCCACGACGGTGGTGGCTCCTTCCACAAGGAACAATGGAGCAAAACCGCGCAAAGTGAAGCTAACGTCCACTCAAGCAGCACTCGCCAAGCGGCTTGGGTTAACCAACGAACAGTATGCACAACAACTCATTAAGGAGGGCAAGCATGTCTGAAGAGCGCACACCAAGGACGAGTGAATCTCGTCAGCAAGAAGCAAGACACGATGACAATTGGGTTCCGGCATCTATACTGCCAGACCCAGAACCGCAAGATGGTTATGTTTTTCGTTGGGTAAGGACTGCTATTTTAGGGCAATCAGATAATACCCATGTTTCACAAATGTTTAGAGAAGGTTGGGAGCCTGTGAAAGCAGAGGAACATCCAGAGCTAAAACTTCAATCCGATCTTCATTCTCAATTTAAAGGGAACATTGAGGTTGGTGGACTATTGCTTTGCAAATGTTCTGAAGAAAAAATGAAACAAAGAACCAAGCATTTCCAGCAAATTGCGGATAATCAAATGGAGTCTGTCGATAATAACTTCTTGCGAGAAAATGACCCTAGAATGCCTTTGTTAAATCCAGAGCGTAGTTCTAGGACAACTTTTGGTAGAAACTAACCCTTTGTTGCAGGGTTGTTTCTAAGAGTAAGGAGGTCATTATATGGCTACCAGCGCAACCCCAATGGGTGCTGAACCTACTGATACTCTTAGTGCAAGTGGCTCTTTCACTGGAAAAGTCCGGCACATGAAGATTGCCAGCGGTTACGGCACAGCCATTTTTTATGGCGATTTTGTTAAACTAGTTGCTGCCGGAACGGTAGAAAAATCTGCAATTACAACGGCTGTCGTCGCAGGCACAGTTGGAATTTTTGTAGGATGCTCTTACACCGATCCGACTTCTAACCAGTTAACTTTTAACCAGCAATTCCCTGCTTCTACAGCAGCATCTGACATTATGGCATATGTTGTTGACGACCCTGATCTTGTTTTCAGGATGCAAGGTGATGGATCTATTGCCCAGACAGGACTTGGAAACAATGTTTCACTAGTCAGTACGGCTGGCTCGACCTCGATAGGTCGAAGCAAGAATGCAGTAGATGCTTCAACAATTGCTACAACCAACAGTCTGCCGATGCGTATTGTTGAGTTTGTGGACGGCCCATCCAGTACGGTTGGCGACACCTACACAGACGTTTTAGTGACATACTTGCCACTAAGCCACGCATACGAAACCGCGCTAGGCGTATAAAGGAGATTAAAGAATGGCTATTTCAAGAGCGCAAATGCTTAAGGAACTCCTGCCGGGACTTAATGCCCTTTTTGGTTTGGAGTATGAAAAGTACGAAGATGAGCATACGCTTATCTATGAGACTGAAAGTTCAGATAGATCTTTTGAAGAAGAGGTTAAGCTGAGCGGGTTCGGTGCTGCACCAGTAAAAAATGAAGGTTCTGCAATCTCTTATGATTCAGCGCAAGAAGCTTTTACTGCACGATACAACCACGAAACCATTGCTATGGGTTTTGCTATAACTGAAGAAGCTATGGAAGATAACTTGTATGACTCATTGTCTGCACGTTATACCAAAGCTCTTGCACGAGCTATGGCTTACACTAAGCAAGTTAAGTCGGTTAACCCTCTTAACAATGGTTTCACTAACTCTTATCAAACTGGTGATGGTGTAAACCTTTTCACCGCATCTGGAGATGGAGTTACAGGTGGTGACGGACACCCGCTAGTTAATGGCGGAAAAAATAGCAACCGTCCTTCTACGGCGGCAGACTTAAACGAAACATCTTTAGAGAATGCAATTATTGATATTGCTGCATTTACTGATGAGCGCGGTCTGTTAATCGCTGCTAGACCCCGACGATTGATTGTCCCTCCTGCTTTGATGTTCACAGCCGACAGGTTATTAGAATCTAATAATCGTGTGGCTACAGCAGACAATGACATAAACGCTATCCGAAACATGGGAGCAATTCCTGAAGGATATGCGGTAAATCATTACCTGACTGATTCAAATGCTTTCTTTGTCATTACTGACATTCCTAACGGATTAAAGCATTTTGAGCGTACTCCTATGGAGACGAGCATGGACGGAGACTTTGATACTGGCAACGTGAGATACAAGGCAAGGGAGCGATACTCTTTTGGAGTAAGTGACCCACTTGGAATTTACGGATCACCAGGATCAAGCTAACGGATATGGGGGTGCTTTGCGCCCCCTTTCTTTCCTGACTAATTATTTTTTATTAAATATTAGACACTAGCCAAGACAGGAGAAACACATGGCTAATACTACTTTCACAGGTGCTGTGCGATCTGAAAGCACCTTCAAAACTGTAAGCAAGAACTCAACTACTGGTGCTATCACTGAAGTTACTACTGTTGGTGACGGCCCTGTTAGTCTTTCTGACGGAGATGTAACGCTTACCAATGCAACTCATAGCGGAAGAATTTTGCTTGTACCAGATGGCGGTCAAGATAATACCTATACATTGCCAGCACCTATTGCTGGATCTGTGTTTAGGTTTATTTATGCTGGCGCAGCCGCTGATGCTACTGATGCAATTATTGTTACACCAGCTAATGCAAACTTTTATAT